TGTTTGCAGGTCTTATGCACATGGCTACAGAACAACAAGACTTAGTTATGGAAGCAGGAAGCTATGCTATAGGTGAAGAACTAGAAAAAAAAGAAAGAGAGAAGTTAAGAAAGAAAGGAGACAACATTGTCAAGTTCCCTAGAAAATGAAACAGAAATGCAGACACTAAAAGCATTTGCTATGACTATTGATTTTAAATATGATGAAGATAAGTTACTTGATGAGGTCCTTGCTCACATACTAAAAACCTACAGTCAACATTACTCAAAAGATAAATACCAAGCCACAGAGTTTATTATAGACGCAGGGCATGGTAAAGGTTTTTGTATCGGCAATGTGCTTAAGTATGCACAACGGTATGGAAAGAAAGGAAGTCACGAAGACCATAAGAAAGACTTGCTTAAGATAATACACTATGCTATCATAGCGTTGTTTATTCACAACAAAGAAGGAAACCAAGATGACTAAAAACACAAAGAAAGAAAGAGCCCATAAAGAAGATGGTACGTTTAAGGCAGACAATCCTGATACGCCAGATGAAAATGAAGCTTTTAAACCTATAAGATTTTATCTTATGAGAGATGAGCTTGCTAATACTATACTACAAAAATTAGCAAAACTACCTTATGGTGAAGTCAGTGAAATGCTTAATGGCGTAAGAGCTATGCAACACGTATTAGTTGACCCAACAACAAATAAAGTTTTGGAAACATCTAATGCAGAACCCACCAAAAAATAGAGCAGTCCTTGCTCAACTGACTGTAGAGTTAAGTCAGGATGGTAAGGTGTATCTAGAGAATCAATCTCTTGATCCTAAGCTTTTTAGACAGGCAATGGATGATTGGAATGATACTTATGAAGGTACACTTACCTTAACTAACCTACTACATGAACTAAAACGTGAAATGGAGCTTTTACAGGAGAAAATACCTAGTTTTCTTAGGTAATCTTCTGTAACGCCCATACAAGCTTATACAACAGAATACGTTGTTTTGGTATGTCATCTATTTGGTAAGTATAAAAAGGGGCTTAGAAACGATTCTGAGAGACTTTTTTTTACAGAACCTGTGTTAAACAAATAATTATTACTGCGTATGATGCTATGTGCACAATATTTTCCATTACTAACTCCTGAACATGGAAAGGGTGAATATAGTTTTATTATACACTCCAATCCAACATTTGTCCAATCAATAGTATAAATGAGCACTATTTATTTTATAAATTAGTTAGCTAAAGGGTTATCGTTATTGCCTACCTTGTCTACTCTGCTCTCGGTTCTATCCATTCTGTTCTCAAGATTGTCTACTCTTGTAGTTAAAGTTGCTACGGATTCTTTTACTGGGTTAAGATTAACACTTTTTTTAGTCTTAGCTTCTATTTGATCTAAGCGTAAGTTAAACTGCCCCCATGTGTAGAACCCTCCTCCGATTGCAGTGATGACCCCCACAATGGTGATGTACTGCTGAAGTTTTGGTAATATGTTTTTCATATCATTCTCCTTAAGTTACCAGTGTCTGATGACACCTGCTATTATAAAAAAACAAGTAAGCCATCCTAAGACTCTATCTGTTTTTAATATAAATTTCTTTATTATATACATTACTTTTTGCCTACATACAAACCAAACCAAGCTGCACCTGCACCTACAATAACAGATACAAATGCTGATTGTGAGTTAGTAGGGTCTGGTAAAGTCATAAACCATGTGGCTGACTTGTAAAACATTAATCCATAAAGACTTATTAAAAGCCTTGGAAATACTCTCCACTTATCAAAACCCTCAGCATCATTGTACCATGACTTCTTTTGTACTTCTACTATCTTTATCTCTGGCTCACTCATATTATCTCCTATCTATAAAAATTCCTACAGGCTGTTGACCCATAATACTATACAAAGTATCTAAACTATCAGATACCATGTTCCCATACCCTGCATTATCTCCTAGAGTTGCACTTGCGTATATAGCAGTCGGTGCGTACCAGTTTGTTTGGTCTGTTATGTTAGCAGTGGTATAGTCAGAGAAGTTGGGTACGTAGTTCATGTAGGCAATCAATGTAGATTGACCTTGAGAATCATATTGTCCAGACTCCTCTTGTTGTGTTTGTGATGACTCTTGCTGTGCTCTTATGTTGTTAGCTACAATCTCTTCTGCAATTTGTTCTGCTTCAGATGATGTAACCATAGTGCTTGTTACACTTTCTATTTGGTTATCCATAGTAGTAACTTGTACCTCAGCCATTACCATAGATGGTGTATTATCCATTGTAGGCATTGGCAATATCTCTATAGATTGTAAAACATTGTTAGTTTGTATCTGTGCAGAAGACACTTGAGCTGAAATACTAGGAGAATTGGACACTGAAACAGTGCCTGAGTTACTTGAAACAGCAGAAGTAGNGGTATTGGTAGCACTAGATGAACCTGAGACACTGATATTTGTAGTGCTATTGGCTATAGAGTTGNTTACTATGGAGTTTGCAGAATTAANTACAACTACATTTCTACGCCTACTTCTTCGTTCAGATCGTTCAGGGCTATCTCCTGGCTCCTCAACAAGTTCCTCACTAATCTCCTCTTCTTCAAGTTCTTCTTCATATTCTTCTTCAAACTCTTCTTCCGTTTCTCCAACTTCTTCTGCCTCCTCAGTTTCTTCTACTATCTCTTCTTCAAAGTCTTCAAACTGCTCATCCCATTGTTCTCTATCCATTTCGTCTTCAAAGTCAAAGTGCTCATCCATATGCTGAGCAAACTCTACAAACTCTTCTTCGGTTAATCTTATCTCAGGTAATATATCTAAAGGTATTATATCTATTTCTATAAAACTTAACGGTCCTTCCTCGTAATTAGCCAGAGTAACATCCCCACTAAAAGGTACATCATCAATATTGAAATTGTCTTCATGTTCTATTACATCCCTGCTATCAAATTCAATATAACTAACCCCACTAAGATCATCATGGAGGTCACCAATATCACTCCCACCATTAGTAATCGTAGAAAAAACAAGTGTTCCTGTATAAATTTCTTCAGTATTAAAACCATAAAAGTCATCCTCATTATCGTAACCTAACAGCATAGCATCAGAAACACCTGAGCCCTGTAGGTAATCATCTTCTTCTTCTACATCAAAACTTAAATCGTAAACATCACAAAGATCGCTGAAGTCAGAATCAATTAGACATTGAGAAGATAGGTTAGTAAAAGATTCATCTATAACTGTAGCTGTAGTTAAAGACCAATCGTCTGTTCTATTAAAAGCTGTTGAATTGTTGTCTTCGTATCTTAGGTAAGTTACAGCTTCATTGTTACCTTGTAAACCTATAGTTATGTTGTGGTTTGATACATTTATCTTATCATATCTAAACTCTATAACATTTGTAGTTTCGTACAAAATAGCTTCAAAAGAATTTAAATTGTTATTCCTATACTCATTAACATTATACCATCCTGCAACCCAGTACTTAGAACCTGTATCACCGTAAGTGCCTACATAAGGGGAACCGTTATTATTATTCTTGTCAATAAAATCAGACCACAAAGCGAATACGGTAAAATCAAAACCAGACGCAGGTATTACTTCAGATAGATAGTTTCTTTGATTGTACACATTAAAGTTGGAATTAAAAGTTACAAAACCATTCATAGCTACTTTAGCTTGGCTGTATGTATTACCATAGTAAGTAAAGTCAAAGCCTAAGTTTTGCATAGAAGAAACAGCATCGTCATTAAGATTTAGGGCAGTACCAGTATTTTGTATATTAAGAAGGGGGTCAGTGCCTACAGTAAATGTAGGTGTGTTTGCGTATACGGTACTACCCAGTAGGAAGATTATTGTTAAGAGTTTGTACATATCTTATGCGTAGGATATTTTTTACAGAACTTAGGTTTAGTGTAGGCTTTAAATTCATGAGAAGCTTGTTCTTTCTTTACTTGATCCCAATCTGGTCTGTCTTCTTGGTTTTCATTCCAAGCTACCTGTGCTTCTGCACCTATCAAACCATTGTACGGACATGGAGTTCCTGCCATTTTCATTGCTCTATGCACCTTACCTGTGCTTTCGCCACATAACAAAGCAACGGCTGCTACTTTCATTCCCATATCGTATAAACCTTTGCTAAGTTTTAAAGTTTCGCAGTTTTCATCTCTTACACTTCTGCCTGTAGATANTCCAAAGAACTGAGTTTGCACTGCAGAACTAGCNCCTGTGGTACATAAGTCTTGAGAATANGACATAATTGAAGGGGCTATNGCACTGGGAGGTGGAGATTTAACTCTCTGTGTTACCTTTTGNGTAGAATCATTACGAGATACACTGTTACTATTGTTNTGATTAGTGTTTACNTTTGTGTTTTGATTTGTATTTTGGTTTACACTATCTGTAGATACAGAAGAANTGCTAGTAGAGTTGTTGGTATTTGTATTGTTTGAGTTGTTAGTGTTGCTATTAGTATTTACATTTGTGTTTGTACCTACAGAAGTACTAGCAACTGTGCTGTTGTTTGTTACGTTTTGAGTTTGGGTAATAGCTGAAGTAACGTTAGAAGTACTATTAATGGTGTTATTGTTGGTGTTAGTGTTTGTGGCATTTGTAGTCTGACTAATAGTTGTGTTGTTTACATTGGTATTGTTATTTGTATTAGTAGCAGAACTAGTGCTGTTCACTGTGTTGTT